ACCGTCAATACGACGACTCTTTCGCCGTTGAAGGCGCAAAAATTGGTTCCACACTGCGTATCCGTTTACCAGATCGCGCGTTGGTAACCGACGGTGCCGCTCTGCAAGTGCAGGACGACAACGAACAATTTACCACTCTGACTGTTGCTTCGCAGAAGCACATCGGCGTGAACTTCACCTCCGCTGAACTCACCATGCAGTTGGATGACTTCGCAGAGCGTGTATTGAAGCCTCGTATTTCGCAGCTGGCTTCCAGCATCGATGCTGACGTTGCTAACGCATACAAAGCAATCGGCAACACAGTTGGCACCCCAGGCACCACCCCGTCGACTTCGCTCGTTCTGCTGCAAGCTCAGCAGAAGCTGAACGAAAACGCAGCTGTAATGTCGCCACGCTACGCAACTGTTAACCCAGCTGCTAACGCTGGTCTGGTTGAAGGCATGAAAGGTCTGTTTAACCCGACCGACACCATCAGCCGCCAGTTCAAAAACGGCATGATGGGCATGGGCGTGCTGGGCTTTGATGAAGTCAACATGTCTCAGTCGATCAAGCAACACACCAACGGCGATTGGGGTACTACCATCACCGTGACTTCGACCGTCACCACCGAAGGTCAGTCGACCCTGCCAATCAGCTTCACCGGCTCGGCCAAGACCTGGAACGTCGGCGACGTGTTCACTATCGCTAACGTGTTCGCTGTCAACCCACAAACCCGTGAGTCGACTGGTTCGCTGCAACAGTTCGTTGTGACTGCCGCTGCTACTGGCTCGTCAACTGCTACGCTGTCGATCAGCCCAGCGCTGTTCTCAGCTTCGCAAGCTCTGGCTACTGTGACTTCACTGCCTGCTTCGGGCGCGGCTGTCACTATGGTGGGTAATGCTACTGGCCAGTACGCACAGAACCTCGTCTACCACAAAGATGCGATCACTTTTGCGACCGCTGACTTGCTGATGCCACAAGGCGTTGACATGGCTTCCCGCCAAGTCCACAACGGTATTTCGATGCGTATTGTTCGTCAGTACGACATCAACAACGACCGTCTGCCTTGCCGTATCGACGTTCTGTACGGCTTTAGCACAATCCGTCCGCAAATGGCTTGCCGTATCTGGGGCTAAGCACTGGTGGGGGCTTTGGCCCCCATTAACGACTCTATTTGAAAGGAATTATCATGGCTCTTCCTAATGGCGCTGGTGGCTACCAGCTCGGCGATGGCAATCTTAACGAACCAGTTTTGGGCTATCTGCCCGCTCCGCTGACGGAGACGGGCACTTCTGCTGTTACTCTGACCGCTGCCGAAGTTACTGGCGGTATTTTGATTGCTAACCCAGGCACAACCGGCACCACCTACACAATGCCTATCGTAGTGACATCGGGTGCTACTACCGGCGTTAATGATCTGGTGTCAAGTGCAAAGGTTGGCAGCACTTTTAACTGGACAATCATTAACATCGGCACCACCACCGGCGACATCACGATGGCTGCTGGTACAGGTACTGGTTGGACAATCGTTGGTTCGCTGACTATCAACAATGAAACTTCGGCTTCGTTTGTTGCTCGTAAAACCAGCGACACAACTTGGACTCTGTATCGCACTGCCTAAAGTTAAATAGGGGGCTTCGGCCCCCGCTATTTAAAGGATAGATCATGCCTAACACCAAACCAGTAGGTGTCGCTTTTAGCGACCCCGAACTGACTTCTGGCACTACCATTACGGGCGCGACGATTGATTCAACTACAAAAGTTCAATCTAACATTCCTAGCGGCCTGACTGCTTCGCAACAAGGTGCCACCATTGCAACTACCGGAAACAGTGATGTTTTTGTTATTGCTCCCGCAGCAGGTACTTTGGCTTCGGCAGTATTTTCCGGCGTGGATGCGTTGGCTGCTAGTGATACCAACTACATTACTTTTTCAATTACCAATTTGGGAACTACTGGTGCAGGCACGGCAGCGATGTTGGCTGCCACCGACGCTAATACCACCAAATCCACAGGCGGTACTGCTTTAACCGCTAACGCTGCTCGAAACCTAACTTTGAACGGCACCGCCGCCAATTTGGTTGTAGCAGCAGGTGACCGCATTCGTATCCGTGCAGCGGCTACAGGAACTCTTGCCAATACGGTGACGTTCCCTGTATACCGTCTGAACTTTACTGTTGCGTAACTTACAGGGGCTTCGGCCCCTACTTAATCTATGACTATTTACTTACGACACCCTGTTCACGGCACCAAAGTCGCAGTTATGGCAATGGAAGCCGAATACGATGAACAAAACGGTTGGGAGCGGTATGATCCTAACGCGGTAGAGGAAGTTGAAGAAGTAGCGCCTGAAGAAACGGTCGCTGAAGTAGCGCCGTCTAACGAACTAGAAGTCAAACGTCGTCGCGGGCGTCCATCAGCAGCGGCGGCAGCATAAAGGGGGTAATTATGGCCACTACTGCTGGCGATCAAATTAACCGAGCGTTGCGGTTGCTGGGTGTGCTGGCAGAGGGTGAAACTTCTTCTGCATCGGTAATGCAAGACGGCCTGACCGCCTTGAATCAGATGATTGATTCATGGAACACTGAGCGTTTGGCCGTGTTTTGTACGGAAGACCAAGTTTTTCTGTGGCCACCCAACGAAATTACACGCACGCTGGGGCCAACGGGCAACTTTGTTGGCAATCGCCCTGTTCTGATTGACGATGCGACTTATTTCCGCGACCCGCAGACCAACGTCTCGTACGGCATCAAGCTGATCAACCAGCAGCAGTACAACGGCATTGCGGTCAAGACGGTGACCAGCACGTACCCGCAAGTGATGTTTGTGAACAATACGTTCCCTGACATTACCATGACCATCTACCCAAAGCCCACGCGGGTTTTGGAGTGGCATTTTGTGTCGGTGCAACAGTTGACTGCCCCTGCTACTTTGGCAACCAACTTGACTTTTCCGCCAGGCTATCTGCGGGCGTTTGTCTACAATCTGGCAATGGAGTTTGCGCCTGAATTTGGCGTTGAACCGTCGCCTCAAGTTGTGCGGATTGCGATGACGTCCAAACGCAACCTGAAGCGCATCAACAACCCAGATGACGTGATGTCCATGCCGTACTCGTTGGTTGCAACGCATCAGCGGTATAACATTTACGCAGGTAACTTCTAAACCGTGAAGACGCCCATTCTCGGATCGACTTACGTCGCCCGCAGCACCAACGCTGCGGACTCGCGTATGGTCAATTTGTTTGCCGAGATTGTGCCTGAAGGCGGCAAGGAACCTGCCTTTTTGCAGCGCGCGCCGGGATTGCGTTTGTTGGCAACCGTAGGGTTTGGCCCGATCCGTGGGCTATGGTCGTTCGGCAATTACGGCTACGTGGTGTCCGGCAACAGTTTGTATAAGCTCGACACCGCATACACGGCTACATTGCTAGGTACGATTGCAGGCACTGGGCCAGTTTCTATGGCGGATAACGGCACGCAGCTATTTGTCGCGGCTAATCCAAACGGCTACATTTACAACGCGACAACTAATGTGTTCCAGCAAATTACCGACCCAGATTTTCCTGGCGCGGTAACGGTTGGGTTTATTGACGGCTATTTTGTGTTCAACGAACCCAACAGCCAAAAGTTGTGGATTACCAGCCTGTTGGATGGTTTATCCGTTGACCCGCTAGATTTTGCCAGTGCCGAAGGCGCGCCAGATAACATTGTCAGCATTATTGTTGACCACCGCGAAATCTGGGTGTTTGGCACCAACAGCACGGAAGTCTGGTACGACGCAGGTACAGCTGCCTTCCCGCTGCAGCGCATCCAAGGGGCGTTTAACGAGATCGGTTGCGCAGCTGCCTATTCGGTGGCTAAGATGGACAACAGCGTATTTTGGCTAGGCGCCGACGCCCGTGGCCGAGGCGTTGTGTACCGCGCCAACGGTTACAGTGGCCAACGTATCTCCACCCATGCGGTGGAATGGCACATCCAACAGTACGGCAACTTGGCTGACGCGATTGGCTATACCTATCAGCAAGACGGCCATAGTTTTTACGTGCTGATCTTTCCTCAAGCCAATACGACGTGGGTCTACGACGCTTCGACGCAGGCATGGCATGAGCGGGCAGGCTGGTCTAATGGATTGTTTACCCGCCACCGCAGTAACTGCCAAATGGCGTTTAACAATGAAATAATCGTAGGCGATTTTGAAAACGGCAACATTTATGCGTTTGATTTGGATGTCTACGCCGACAACGGGCAAATACAGAAATGGCTGCGCTCATGGCGCGCGCTGCCTACCGGGCAGAACAATCTAAAGCGTACCGCGCACCACGCGTTGCAGTTAGATTGTGAAGTAGGTGCAGCATTCCCTACGGCTGTTGTTAGCACAACGGCTACTACACCAAGTACTGGAACTAAAACTTTTACTATTAGCCTTACAGCTAATCTTACGGCATTTGTCGTCGGCGCGCCCGTTGAAATTCTTTACGCCAACGATCCTACTGAATTTATGCGCGGGACTGTAACCTCATTAAACGGAACTACTATGGTGGTTTCAGTTAACAGTGCTAACGGATCTACTTCTAGGTCACTTTGGCAAATAGCCCTCTTATCTGATTATCCGCAAGTCATGTTGCGTTGGTCGGATGACGGCGGCCATACGTGGTCTAACTACCATACGGCCAGCATCGGCAAAATCGGCGAGTATTACCGCCGAGTGTTCTGGCGCCGACTAGGCATGACCTTGAAGCTGCGTGACCGCGTGTACGAACTGTCCATGACTGACCCCGTCAAAATCGCGGTAATGGGCGCTGAGTTACAGATCAGCGGCACGAATGCCTAGCCCACCAAACATAACCAATATCACGCCACCGCGCGTGCCGCTGATCGATGAGCGGACGGGGTTGATTGCGCGAGAGTGGTATCGGTTCTTCCTCAACCTGTTTAATTTGGCAGGTGGAGGATCTAACACCACGTCGCTGACAGACTTGCAGCTAGGGCCACCCACGCCGCAACAAGAAGATTTGGTCGACATCGTTATTGATGTTGAGGCGACCAAAATTCAGCCGACGGAAGAGTCGGCCAATGAGCAGATTGCGGAGCTGCAAAAGCAAGTTGAAGCATTAGCAGTAATGCCTTTGACTAGCTGGGTGCTATCCGAACTTGCCGAACTACAAGCTCAAATTGACGGACTGTTAGCTGCGTCTATCCCGCCGGTTAATTTTTTAACCAACGGGGCTTCTATTTTGTACGGCGACAATTTAGGTGGGTTTAGTAATGTTGCTATAGGGTCGGGCATATCGTTTAGCGGCGGCACATTAAGTGCTACGGGTAGCGGCGGCACAGTAACTGCTGTTACGGGTACCGCACCTGTAGTATCGTCAGGGGGCACAACCCCAGCGATTAGTATGCCCAAGGCTACCGGCAGCGTTGATGGCTATCTTAGTTCGACCGATTGGACTACGTTTAACAGCAAACAACCTGCGGGCACGTATGTGACATCCGTTGGTGGTACCGCGCCTATTACTTCGTCAGGCGGCACCACGCCGACTATTGGCGTTACTGCCGCCGCGTTAACAAAAACTGATGATACTAACGTTACGTTAACACTTGGTGGTTCGCCGACTACAGCTTTATTAGCTGCCACATCTTTAACTTTAGGTTGGACGGGTCAACTTTCTGCGGCTCGCGGAGGCACAGGTACAGGTACTTATGCCGTTGGCGACATTCTTTACGCTGATACAACTAGCACGCTTGCCAAACTTGCTGATGTCGCTACAGGCAATGCGTTAATTTCAGGCGGCATTGGAGTTGCGCCAAGCTACGGCAAAATTGGTCTTACGACGCATGTATCGGGCGTGTTGCCGACTGCAAATGGCGGTACAAATTTATCGTCATTTACGGCTAACGGTATTGTCTACGCTAGCAGCATTAGCGCATTAGCCACAGGATCGGCGCTAACGTTTGACGGTACTAATTTTAGTACGACTGGAACCGCATCAGCAACCAAGTTAATTCCTACGGGCGGCACAGCTACAGGCAACGGGATGTATTTGCCTGCTGCGAATGAGCTTGCAATTAGTACCGCAGGACTCCAACGGGTTTATCTGACCAGTAACGGAAATATGCGTCTTAATTCGACGGCAAATGCTGGCAGCAATGGCACGGGTTTAGCAATTTATGCTTCTGATTTTCCAAGAATGACTTTAAGAAATTCAACCACAGGAGATACTACTGGTGATGGCTTTCAGATGTATATGGTTGGTAATGATGTATACCATAACTTGGTTGAGTCTGGCTTTCAAGCGTGGTTTACATCTAACGCAGAACGAATGCGTATTACCAGCGTTGGCAATTTAAAAATAGGCGGTACAGCAGACAGAGCAACAACAGAAGGAACCAATCAACTTGTATTGTTTAACGGCACTGCGCCTGTTGGAACGCTAACTAACGGTGTGTCGTTTTATTCTGCCGCAGGTGAAGCTAGAGTAATGGACGCAGCGGGTAACTCAACCCTGCTTTCTCCGCACGATCAGGCAACAAATGAGTGGATATTCCATTCAAAGCATACGCCAAGCGGCAAAGTGTTACGAATCGACGTTGAAAAGATGTTGCGGTTTATTAACGACCATTTTGGTTTGGACATGATTCAAGAATTTACGGAAGAATAAATGGCAACAACATTTAACTGGCAAGTAACCGCAATGGACTGCTCAACCACAGAGCAGAACCCTCATACCGTCATCGCGTGCCACTGGACTTGTTCTGGTACAGATGGCATTTACAACGCATCGGTTTATTCAACTTGTTCTGTGCTTTCGCTTAAAGACACATTTACTCCTTACGACAACTTAACTCAAGAACAAGTGCTTGGCTGGATATGGGCTAACGGTGTAGATAAAGACTCAATTGAAGCAACAGTACAACGACAAATAGACAGCCAAATTAATCCGCCAGTCGTAACATTACCGCTGCCTTGGAGTACAGACAACAAAGTTTGAGTTAAACCAAAACGAGGCCGATTTTGTATCACAATTAATCGGCAAACAGGATTAGAAAGGTCTTAAATTATGCCAACTGTTTATCTTTCACTTTTTGCGGGTGCTGGCGCACAATTTTTAGACAATTCCGGCAATGTATTGACGGGCGGGAAGGTCTATTCATACCAAGCAGGAACGACCACTCCGTTAGCCACATATACAACTTCCGCAGGCAATATAGCTCACCCCAATCCAATAATTTTGGATTCCGCAGGCCGCGTGCCTAGCGGTGAAATTTGGCTGGTTGAAAACACGCTATATAAATTTGTTCTGGCTACAGCGAATGACGTTCTTATTGGCACCTACGACAACATCAGTAGCAATAACACATCTTTTCCTACTTTTATAGTTGATTTAGCTAATACATCTAATCCCGCCAAAGGCGACGCATTAGTTGGATTTAGGCAATCAAATAGCAGTGGAAATTTAACCGGTTCGGTTGGCCGTACAGTTCATCAAAAATTTCAAGAAATTATTAGCGTTAAAGACTTTGGTGCGGTTGGTGATGGTGTGACCAACGATACGGATGCTTTTGCGGCGGCGGCCGCAGCAATTAACGCTGCTGGTGGGGGTAAATTAATTATTCCTGCTGGTACTTATATTGTGGGAAAACAAACTCTTGCTGGAGCTACTGGGCTTGGGTATTCTTATCTTGCTGCTGACCTATTAAAAATTACAAATTGCACAAAGTCGGTAATTATTGAAGGTAATGGCGCAATTTTGAAAGCTGCAAACGGTTTGAAGTTTGGGTCTTTTGATCCTGTAACCGGCAATGTATACAATCCACCTTCGCTGCCATTTACCGATTATGATTATAGAGCTAATACATATTGGGGTATGTTGGAATTTGTTGATAATTCCGGCGGGATTGAAATTTATGATTTGGAGCTTGATGGAAATATAGGCAATACAGTTGTAGGCGGTTTTTGGGGTGATGTAGGTCGCCAATGTGCAGGTAATGGTATTCGCGCATATGGCAACGCTAATTTTTTAGCAAAAAATATTTACACTCACCATCATTGTTTGGATGGAATAGGTATTGGATATACCGGTTTAACAGAAAATCAACCAACATATCCACATAGTCTTATAAATGTTAGGTCTGAGTATAACGCGAGGCAAGGTTTGTCGTGGGTCGGCGGTAATAATCTAACGGCTATTGGATGTTCGTTTTCGTATACTGGCCGTGCTGTCTTTGCTTCACCGCCAAGTGCGGGTGTGGATGTTGAGGCTGAGTTATCTATTACGCGCAATGGTTCTTTCACTAATTGCCAAATGGTAGCTAACGTTGGCGTGGGCGTATTAGCAGAAAGTGGAGATAATGCTTTTTCAAATTTTCACGATTGTAAAATTATTGGTACAACAACTTGGTCTGTATGGCCTAATAAACCGTATTTTTCGTTTTCCGACTGTTTAATTGTTGGGGCGGCGACAAATGCGTATGGCTCTACTACAAACCCAGGTGAAGCAACTAAATTTACACGGTGTTTATTTACTAATAATCCAGCATATTCTGCTACGGCGTATACACCATCACCAACTACTGGATTGATTAACTTTGGCGGCAGTTCTCAAAACGCATTAATGTTTGAATGCACTTTTGAAGCAAGTCGTTCTGGCGTTGGTGATGTTAGGTCAACTATTTTAGATAGTTGCACAATTATTCAAAAAGCAGGGACAGATTATCTTAGTAGCGGCAGCAATTTTTTAATTGCTTTTGCTTCAACCATTAAAGATTGCACTTTTGTAGATGGAATTACAGTTAACGTGCCAGCGTCGCCGTACTTTATTAATATTACTCTTGCCACCACACTTTTTCTTGGGAAAAACACTTTTCCGTCCAGCGGAAATTTACGGGTTTTTTCGCCCACACAGCCAAATCAAGTTGATTTAGCTCAAAGTGCTAGGCGCCCGTTTGGTTCCATTATGTTGGCAGAAGTTTTTGAATCTGTTACGCAAAATAAAAAATTAATTGCTTTTGGTTCAGCCGTTCCTACTACGGGGGATTACAACCAAGGTGATATTATTTTTAATAATGCCCCAACAGCAGGGGGTTTTGTTGGGTGGGTATGCGTTACTTCGGGAACTCCCGGGACTTGGAAAACTTTTGGTGTAATTAGCGTGTAAAAATGAAATTAACCAATATTATTGCTTTTGTTGTTAACCCTTTGCGGGATGTGCCTGTTGATAAACAGGGGCATTTTATTATCGGGCTGATTGCTTACATGGCGTTTCATTTTGTTGAGATTGCGGTAGGGTTTGGTGTTGTGGCAGTTTTGGCGATAGGCAAAGAAGTCTACGATTGGTTTCACCGCGATCGGCACACGCCAGACTTATGGGATGCGATAGCGACAATGGCCGGTGGTATCGCTGGCTGGATCTGCGGGTTATAGTAAGGCAATTTTTAACTTACCTAATTAGGTGCAATTATGACTGTTACCGTTAAAGTCCTTGTTCCTGCCAAAACGGCGGAGAACACCCAAACGACGCAGTACACCGCGACGGGTGTGACGACCATCATCGACAAGTTCACGGCGACCAATTACAGCGCAACCGCCGCGACCATTAGTGTCAACTTGGTAACGAGTGCAGATACCGCAGGTAACCAGAACTTGATTACCAAAACGAAAACATTGCAGCCGTCCGAGGTGTACACGTTCCCTGAGATTGTAGGCCAGGTCTTGATGCCGTCGGGGTTTATCTCTACTATCGCGGGAACTGCCAGCGCGATTAACATTCGGGCATCTGGCCGCGAAGTCACTCAGTAAAATGTCAGCTGTAGAGCTTTTTGACGCTGAGAGTACGCAACTAGTAACGCCGGAGTTAATGCGGCAAAAAGTAGTGGTATTGCAAGATGAGTTATTGCAAATGCCGCAAGCCGAGATTGTGACCACGCATACGTTTTTGCCTGGGGTGTATGAGCGAAAGATTACGGTGCCGCCGTGGACAGTGTTGACGGGCGCGGCGCACAAGACGGGCTATAAAGTTCGGTTAGAAAAAGGCAAGATTGCAGTCAATATAGATACAGAAGTTGTTGTTTTAACAGCCCCTTACGAGTTTGACGCCAAGGCGAGAGAACAACGTGCAGGGCGGGTGTTTGAAGATGAAGTTGTTTGGGTGGATATTTACGACAACCCAGACGATTGCCAAGATTTAGATTTGCTAGAAGAGCGGTTGTATGTTGTGCCTGAATGTGGGCTCGGCGATGCCCGTAAACGATTGGCACTAGCAAATGACAAAGGAGAAGTGTTATGGCTGGATGGACAGCAGCAGCAATCGTAGGTAGTGCTGTAATTGGTGCAGGTGCCTCGCGCCAAGCGGCTAAATCGCAGGAACGCGCTGCGGCTGAAAGTACGGCGGCGCAAGAGCGCATGTTTGCCAAACAGGTCGAACTGCAAGAGCCGTTTCGCAAAGTTGGCGTTAACGCGCTGCCGGAACTGGTCGCTGCGTCCAAATACGAGCCATTCACAATGGCTAAGTACCAAGCCGATCCTGGCTACGGCTTCCGGCTGAGAGAAGGCATGAAAGCGCTGGAGCGCAGTGCAGCCGCTCGCGGTGGTCTGCTGTCCGGCGCCACGTTGCGGGGTGTGCAGGAGTACGGCCAAGACTTGGCGTCGCAGGAGTACACGAACGCATTTAACCGTTACCAAGCTGAACGCGCGGCACGACTCAACCCACTGCAAAGTTTAACCGGCATGGGCCAAACAACAGCAGCTAACGTAGCAACGCAAGCGGGTCAACTAGGTCAGAATGTCGGAGCTAATTTGATGGCGGGTGGTGCAGCGCGTGCGTCGGGTTACGTAGGCGCCGCAAATGCGTTGACTGGCGCTATTGGTCAGGGGCTAAATTACTACCAAAACCAGCAAATGTTGAACCGGTTTTTTCCTCAACAACAAAGAACACCTTACAATCAAGCAACTAGCTTACAAAATTGGGGTGCTAGTCAAGCAGGGTATCTTGACCCTGACTACATGGGGCCGTAATAGCTATGGCGACTATTCTGCTTACTTACGGAGATAAATAAATGGCGCAGATTGACCCTAGCATTGCGTTGAGCGTACGCCCAGTTCAGATTGAGTCGCCCATTAACCAGATGGCGGCGCTATCTCAGTTGCAAAGCGCGCAACAACAACAGCAGATGAACGCGCTAAAACTGCAAGAAGCGCAGCGCGGCGAACAAGAGCGCAATGCGTTAGCGCGTATTCACGCCGACCCCAAGGTGCAAATCGGCTCGCCCGAATATCTGACGCGGGTGGCGCAAGAAGCGCCAGGCATGTATGAAAGCGTAGCAGCGCGTGCTCAGCAGCGTGCCGAGTTAGAAGAAAAAATTGAAGGCCGTAAGTACCAGAACTTTGACCGCAAGTTCAAGATGTTTCAGTCAATCGTACCGAACATTAATTCGGGCGAAGGCGTTTACCAATACTTGCAAGCCGCCTACAGCGACCCTGATTTAAAGCCGATTCTAGAAAAAATCCAGCCGCTTGAAGCAGCGTTAGAAACCAACTTAAGCGCGTTTGAGCAAAACCCTGATGACTGGCGGTTGCGTTCTAGTGGTGTGGCGCCTGACAAACTGGTTGAGCTTGCGCTGCAAAAATCGAGAGCGCAGCGCGAAGAAGCGCGCCTTGATTTGGAAGACCAGCGCGTACGCGAGACACAGCGCCATCAGCAAACGATGGAGGCAATTTCTAAGTCGGGCGTTGATCGGCAACAAAAACAACTTGAAGAAACGCAGCGGCACAACAGGGCTATGGAAAATCTTGATGCGCGCCGCGTTGGCATTTCTGCTGCAGCTGAAGAACGTAAGGCAACACAAGGTGAAGCGACGTTGTCAATCAAAGATAAGCAGAAACGTGAGGCAGCTTACCCGCAAGCAAGCGCTGCAATCAAAGGTATTGAAGCCAAGTCAGAGTCGTTCATCAACGATCTGAAAGC